TGCTGGTAAGCAGTTTTTGGCATAACGGACATGATTCCGATAATGTATCCGTGTTCTTCACAGAAATATGTACCATATTTACCCGTTGTTACTGCTACTGCATGGCCTGCCATGTTACCCTGTGGTAATTGTCCTTCGTTTCCTGTTGTGTTTAGAACTTCTGAAATAACTACCGGTGTTTTTACTCCTGTAATGTATTCGGGGCGTTGTAATCTTTTGTCGCTACTTTTTACTCCAAAATGCATAAGGATATTCTCAATATATCGTGTTCCACCACGTGCGTTTTTCTCTAACCATTCTTGTAGTCTAAATGCTCTGCGTAAATCGTTAATAGTAGTTGCTGAGATGTCGAATTCATCTCCGTCTACAAATAAATATTGTGGATCTACTGTTGAACTTCCTAAATCTGCTTTTGCAGCAATATTAAATCCAATTGGACCAGTGGCGGGTGGTGATTGTGAATATATATCTGTAGGATTAATTACATTGCTTACTCTTACAGCTACATCATTTTCTACATTTCCAATAGGAATATCTACTGCTGAGCCTTTTTGTGCAAATGGTAATGCACTTGTGAAATAATCGTGTTCCCATGCGCGAAGACGCATTTGTAATAAATCTGCTGCGGTTGCTATATTGTTTCCGTCTGTTAATTTGTAATCTACTTCGGGTACTAAATTTTGGTCTCTGTAATACTCATTATATATAGCTTGATAAGCTGCGATTGGTAATGCATTAATGTTTTGCGTTACTGCTGGGCTGCTATTGTTTGGGGGTATTCCCAAATAATCTAAGAACTTTTTTTCTGCTGCTGTTGCACTTGGTAGATACTCTAAATAAGGTAGTGTATGGGTTGTGTTTGCATCTACTATAAACTTTTCCCAATTTTCCCATGTTATCCTGTTTGGTACAAAGAAATAGTGCATACTTACGTCCATGCGGTGCATAACTGGGGCAAGTAGGGGTGCGAATCTGATTAAACTATCGCATCCAATGTTGAACATGTCTCCGGGTACGCATTCTATCACACATGTTGGTGTGAGTTGTCCCATTTTAGATGACATTTTTACGTCATGTGTTAAATCGAACACATTTTTCTTCGGTTTACTTACTTCAACCGAGTTGAATAGGTTTTTGTTTGCCATTTTAGTTGGTTTTGTTTATGTAGGTTTATAATCTAATACCTCCACGTGATACGTAATATTTGCGAAGCCTTTTAGTTTTTGACCGGCGTTTGCGGTTTCGCTTAGAATAGAGTCTTCTGCGCATTGTGTTAGTTTTTAAGGGTTTATATTTATTGTTTGTTTAGTGTTTCTTAGTAATTATTAGCAATTTTTCCTATAATTTATATTAAGTTCAATATCAGTTAAATACACGATATAATTCTACTTTTTATATAATTTTTTTTCCACATATATGTGGATATCCCCTACCCTATGGGGTAGGGGGTTTTGTTTTTAGTTGTTTTGGTTTATCATATTAGGTTATTTCCAAATTTTATTCCACCAATTCTTTAATTCTTCGAATGGTTTATCAATTGCTTGTCCTAATACTCTCATATACGCGGGATCATTTGGATTAATTCCTTTTTCTCTAAGGTCTATTTCTAGTTGTTGTAATATTCCAGTTCTTTCCTTGTTCCTGGTATCTTGTCTTATATTATACCTTTCTTCTTCTGTTTTTGCAATATTTGCCCTTCTTTGGTCTATTTCTGCTAATGCTAAATTTAAATTAGGTTGTTGCATAAGTGCCTCAGTTACAATTTGCTGAGTTGTTCTTTGCGTGTTTGTCAAAGTTGACTGAAGATTTGCTTCTTGTTGTTTAACTCCTAACTTAGCTGCGTCTGCTACATAGCTTTGTAAAGATTCTGCTTGTTGTAATTGAAATTTACTTTTTGCCGTTTCCTGTACGTTTTTAGCAGTTTGACTAGCTTGATTTAATGCCTGTTGCCTTGCTACTTGTGTTAATTCTTGTATTCTATCCCTTTGTATGTTTTTTAGTTCTAAATCTACTCCTGTAAATAATGCTGATTTTGCTGCTGCTCCTAAATCAAATTGTGGTGCTGAAGGGTTCCAACTTTTTGTGTCTGTGCTTCTCACGGGTTGACTTACGTTTCCTGGTCCTCCTCCATATATTAAATGGGGGTTTAATCCGGCTGCTTTTAACCTTGCCATTTGTTGTTCTGGACTGTTGTATGCGTTTTGCATTTGCCAATCTTGCAACGCGTGTTGCCTTTGCATTCCATACATTCTTTCATTCCATTGCCTTGTTTTTTTGTTCATGCCGCTTTGTGAAGCTGCATTTATTCCTTGTCCTAGTAAGGTACTTCCTGCCATAATTAATGGCGCTACTAATGGTCCTGGCATAACTTTGTTTTTTTTTAAGTGTTTTTATTTATTTTTCTAAATTCACTTTTAGCTTTTATTCCTTAAGCAGTCCTTATCGTACCTCTGCGTCCTTTTTTCGTCTTTTTTTGCTTTTTGTGACTTTAGTGTCAATAAGCACTAATATATCAAGGGTTGATTAGTGCTTATTTGCTGCGCGCTTCGCTTGCGTTCCGTTAATTTTTCAGCGAAACAAGTTTCGCCAAAAAATAAACGTTGTTTAGTTTTCTGTTTGATTTTCATCTTTAATGTCTGTAATTGTGGTACGCTTTTTAGCTCGTTTCTTTTCCACTTCCTGTTTGACGCGGTTGTTAATATCTTTTAATTCTTGTTCTGCTTTTTCGCGTAATTCTTCAATTTCTGCTAAATCTAGTTTTTGAGGATCTACATCAAATCCTTCTTCTCCTTCCCATATAGGGGTTTTTTGTCCTTCTAGTGGCAATCCTTTTGCATAACGAATAAGTAATTCGCGGAGAGTCATTGACTGGTCGGGTACTGTTTTACTTTCTCCGAAATTTCCTTGTCCTTTGTACTTTTTCTTTAAAGAACTTGTTGCTTTTTGGCTCATAATCTTGCTTTTAATTTTTGTTGTTTAAATGGTTTTTGCCTTTCTTTTGCCTTTTTGGCCATTCTTCTAAAATCGTTTGCGGTTTCTTCTGCTATTTTATAATTGTACAAATCGCCATACTGGTTTTCTAATTCCTCAGCCTGTTTTTGCGATTCTGCACGCATAAATACACCTATTCTGAACTTTTGTCCTTTGTCATATAACTTGTCCTTGTAATACCTGGGCATGGCTGCTTTCTTGCCATCTTTGAGTGGTAAATAGACTTTATTTTCTATGTTTCCTTTTGTGTGCCACTTAACCATATTTTCGGTGAGATATCCTGCACCCAATCCTTTAGACATGAGGGCGAACTCTTTTTGTCTGTCATCCCCATTAAATTGGGGTATTTTCTTATCCTTACTAATATACTTAAGAGTATAACCAACACTGGCATCACCAACATCACCAAAATGCACGTTACCAAGAGTAACATCATTAAGCTTCCAAGCATTTTCTACTATTTTAGGGTTTGCGTTGAATAAGATTATATGATAATGAGGTCTTTCTCCTGTATCTCCGTATTCTCCTACTGCGTAATAACTAATTTTTTGCTTTGTTAACTTTCTAAGCCTTTTGAAAAAATCTTGTACATCCTTTTTAACAAGTGTTTCAAAGCCATTTTTAGTTTTCTTAATGTGTTCATCATTGTAAGTAAGAGTAACGAAGTGAGCAGAATTGCTCTGCTCACTTTGTTTGTTTAGTCTAAATGCCCATCCTGATACTCTGCGTCTTACACATGCGGGGCATTTCCCACATGGAAATGGCATGTAACCAGTTTCTACTCCTTTCACTATTTCCATTTTCTTATGAAAGGGTGTTTGACATCTAGTACTCATATATTAAAACATTGGCGTTCCGAACTTAGGCATAGGTCTTACCGCTCTAATCTTGTGCAGTACTTGACAATACAAATTGTCTGTTCCCTCTGGCTCGTCTAATACCGCAAATATTCGGTCTACATCTCCGGGGTCGCACTCAATAAATGCCTGTGATAGGGTAGGGTCTACGTTAAAGATTCTTCCTAAGTGCCAATAATCTAGGGTTGTCCTGAAATCTCCAGCTACTCGGTTGTGGCAGAATTTATATTCTGCATAACGGGGTACATATCCGAACGTGTTTGCTGCGTTGTTTGTGTATGCGTAAAGCTCGTTTTGAGTAACAGGTTGCTCTCCAATGTGTGCAAATGAAGGCCAGAAGAAATCAAGCGGGTCGTTTTTAAGATATGTTTTTGGAATTCCTTGCTGGTAAGCAGTTTTTGGCATAACGGACATGATTCCGATAATGTATCCGTGTTCTTCACAGAAATATGTACCATATTTACCCGTTGTTACTGCTACTGCATGGCCTGCCATGTTACCCTGTGGTA